CTAATATCTCTCTTCTTACTGCGGCAATAGTGGTATCGTTTACCTGCGTTATTAATTCGCCTACCACGCCTTGGATATACTGGGTGACTGCCGGATCGTATGGATTGAAAGTAAATATGTCAATATCCTGTTTATAATCGTGTGATTTCTTGGTTTCCTTCTTGATCTGTCGCATCGTTGACTTGCCAAAATCTGTTATTACCGTTTCATACAGTGCCTCATGAAATGCTTCCCATCGGTTTTGGATCTTGAAATAATCGACATTATAAACATTCTGTAGATTATTCCAGCTATCGGCTCCCTTAATACTCTTGGCTATTGCCATAATGTGATCTGTCAATATTGATTTCGCTATCGGTTTTAGTTTGCGCTCAAACTTCCTTCTTCGCCTCTCAAATGAAGCGATATACTTCCTTTTTGCCACACGGCTGTTTAAGTCCAATACCTTTAATTCCGTGGGCTTTGTATCGCTTTTATCGGCGTCATCATCCTCTTCATCTGTCCCAGGCGGTAACATATTAGAAGGGACCATGAATACATCTCCACCTTTGACCTCATCCATTCCAATCGCCTGCCGTGCTTCGTTCTGAGTAATAATTCCAAATTTAAAATCATTAACAACCCGCTTATGAAGAAGATCCCTGTCTTCACCAAGACATTCAACATCCGATAAGTCGTAACCAAGAAAAATCCCTTCTTCAATTTGTGGAGAAAGGATTGCGTTGAATAATGTTACGAACTTTTGAATGTGAGGGACAATCGTTTGCTGGTATAATACCTTCTCGGCTGTCTTGAAATTGTTATATGTCATCTGCTCCATGACTCCGGCTATCATTGCCGGGACTCCGAAGGCTATACATATATCTTCACGGTTTAATTTTGTTAGATTAACGAAATCAGCATCCTGGGCTTGCATCTGTGTTTGGACCCACTTGATCCCGCCTTCTAAAACAACAGGTCTGTAAGCATTTTGTGAACCTTGCCAGTTCGTTTGTAACTCGCTTTTCATCGCCTTTATTTGGTCGGCTGTTAACGGTTCATCGACAGAAAGGATCCCGGATGGATGGGCAAAGTTTTTGAATCTGTATTTATTCCAGGTCTCCACTTCGTTCTCTGTATCAATCGTGTTGCCTGCCACCTGCATGGGTGACAGCCCATAATAATCATTAGTGGGATGGGCAAATTTCCAATGGATTGCGTCTTCCGCCGGGATTTTATGAATGATTCCGCTTAATGTGTATTCATATCCTCTGATATATTCTTTTTCGTTACCCGGGACGATCCTGATTCTGTCCGGTCTTAACATATAGAGTTCATAAGGTGATTTCCCTTGACGCTCTGAGATATCCATGTAAGCGTTGCCAGTGATATTCATGTACATCACCCAATATTCGAGGAGATCTACCCATGATTGATAGGGGTTAGCCTGAGTGAGGAATACATTGAGAGGATGATCTATAACTTCTTCTTGTTTGCCCTTCCCGTCCAACTTATAAGCATAATATCGAACAGATGAAACACGATTCTGTATCTCCTTTATGCAACGATAAACAAGCTCTACTTGTTCATAGCCCTCTTCAGCGAATGTTTCGTAATTGTGATCTGTCGGCTGTGCCATGCCTGACTCGTATGGTGGGACAATAGTAAAATAGGATTTATGCTTTAAGGCTCCAAGCATAATCTTCTGGAAATAGCTTTTAATGCCGGAAAGAAAGCCCATTGACATTTTCTCCTGCTTATTGTATTCTATTTATGCAGGTATCTCTATATCTGTGGTTAGCTCAAAATTTCTTGTAAGCTCACACCTTCACAGTGTGGGTTTTTTTTATGTCATCAAGCTCAATATATCATAATGGAAAATTCTTGTCAAATGAGAAGGAGGATACAAGGATCGCCATCCCTAAAGATGGTTTCTGCCGATTCTGACTCGTCTATATCGTCTTCTTTATCCTCTTTTATCATTTTTTGTATTGCACTTTCTAATAATACGCCGTCTCCCGTATCAAAAATCCTGCCAGGATTACAACTATCGATTCGCCTTATAGACAATAAAATACCGGCTGGCTTAGAATAACCCTCTGGCATATAGTCTTTGTCATTCATATACACAGAAATGGAAGGATCCACCTTCTGCAGTTCTTGAATCAATTCTCCTGCTGTCATGATTGCCTCCTAAAATAAAACGAGGATCTTCTAAAAATGGATGTGCTGAACATCAGGAGGAAGATCCCCGTTAATAATTCTAAAAAATAAAATATCCACTCTTTTTACTCCTTTTAATTGTTCAGCAAAATCATTCTATCACAATACAAAAATAATGTCAATTTACGCCCCTCTTAAATCAATTTAAATCCATTCTAAATATAAATATACATAAGTAAGCGTTGATCTTCATTCTCGGTTAATATAGGGCGCCTTTGTGGGCGTGAATGTGTGGGTGTGTGAAGGCTTTGTGGTTGTTTATGTATTATCTAATATTTTCTATAGAATGCACTGGTGAAAATATGGTTGATCCTGTGGTGTATTGTGTGGAATAATAAATCTGTAAATCTGTCAAATATAAACCACCCCCCATAACCACCCCCACGAATGCAGAGTCTTAATGTTCATGCCGTTCTGAAAATGATGATTTATCTAACTATTCTATAGAAAAAAAAAGAGAAGATTTTGGATTTCTTCTCTAACCTCTTTTAACATATACACAGGTGTTACACCGTATGACGAAGTGTAACAATTTCATTATAACAAATCAGAGGGAATATGTCAATACATTTTATCACAGAAAAGTTATCCTTGCTCCCCTACCGCCGACCTTGTCACTGATGGAATACCGGAGCCCCGCCATTGCATCATCACATATATCCATAGGCTCATCTGTATATACCCCTGTTTTCGTGTCCTTCTTCCACTTCCACTGCTGGGCTTCTTTCTTTGTTTCAGGACAATTGACGGCATGGATATGTATCTTCTTTTTCTTTAGGTAATCAATCTGAGAATGGACAGAACCCGGTCCCTTGATACATGGCATGGCTTTATATCCTGCCTTCCGCCATGTCTTGATCTTGGATGGCTCTGCACAATCGCATAACATCCGGAATGCCTTGGAAAGTTTCTTCCTATCGGCGATATCAATTATCTCCTGGGTGTCCATCTCGTGAACATATATCTCATCACAGACATATATTTCATCGTCTTTGAAACCTACTGTGAGAATAGCATTGGCATGGTTATAGCCGAAATCCTGCCCGATAGTCATTGAATCAAAGTTCTTTGGAAGTACATCGAATTCATGCACATCATAATGAGTAAGTATGAGCCCCCCAATCTCTCCCCATTCACCCAGCCCGTAAACTTTATATCCATCGGGATCTTGTTTCTTCCTCAATTCCATCCTGCGATAGAATCCTTGATCCATAAAGCGGTTATCAAGGTAAGTAGAATGGTGTGTAAAGAACTCAGGTTCATCGGTATCGAAATACCGCTTCTTGATCCAATGGTGAACATTTATCGGGTTGAATGTCATCGTAATCTGGTAATAGAGGTTAGGGTTGTCAAGTATTCCCCGGAGCCTGTCATCAAGTGTGTCAACATCGTCATTAGATAACTCTGTCGCTTCTTCAATCCATATCCAGGTTAATTTCCCCTGGGGAAAGGTTATTGATTTTACCTTTTCTCGCTGTGTTGGATCGTTCATGCCCCTGAATATGATACTGTTACCCGTCTTCTTGGAGGTAATCATTAATGGAGTTAATTTCACATCCCAGAAGTCGGAAGCGTACTTGCCATAGATACGATTGATAGCACCTACCATTTCAGAAAAAGTACTATGCCTGTTACTGCCTTCTACCTTCCTGACAACGAGAAGATTGGCGCCTTTATACTTATTTTGGGATAATTTTAGGATATAATCCTGGGCAATGTCAACCGATTTACCCGAACCAGCGGAGCCTTTGAGGACTCTGTATCTGTGCTTACTCTTGTTGACTTCTTTAAATATTGAATTAAATTCTGCTTTTATATGTGCTTTAATCCCCATAGTCAATCTCGATCTCTAATTCGATCTTGCCGGAATGTTCAAGTTTCTCCTTTTTGCCCCATCTATCGGGATCCTTGCGTTCCATAATCCATGCGTAAGCAGTCCAGTTGCCATCCTCCCCGGCTTTCTTTATCCCTCTTAATCGCTTTGCTTCTGCTTCGCCCTCTGCCTTTCTTACATCCTGCAAAAATACAAAGTACTTACCACTCTTAGCGTTTTCGCCCCATTTCTTCCAATTGTAATAAGTGTTTTCTGTAATGCCACATATTGCACATGCGGTAGTAAGATAATTCCCTTCTGCCACAAGGGATAAGATATCTTTTTTCAGTTCCGGCGTAAGCTTTGATCTGCGTCCCATGTGATCACCCTCCAAGGCTATTATATCATATTTCAGGAATCGAGTAAAACGGCCTTCTGTTCGGTTAGTTGCTCGAAGCGGTCTATTATAACTTGACAATACGAAGGTTCCAATTCCATGCCATAACATATCCGGTTTGTCTGTTCGCAGGCGATCAATGTGGATCCTGAGCCTAAAAATGGATCAAACACTTCTTCATTCTCTTTGGAGTATGATTTAATCGCCCTATATGGCAATTCAACAGGGTAAATAGCAGGATGTCCTATTTTCTTCTGTTGTGATCCTATGACCTTATTCATCTGCCACACATTCTCTTGCCATGTTCTTATCTCTTTTTTATCCTTGATTTCAAAGTGAGGTCTCTTCCCTTTTAAGAAAATACATATACTTTCCCATCTCAATGCCGGAATATATAATCCATTCTCAATATGTTGGCTTCGTGGTATTGTCCATGTTGCAGATTCCTTATTCCAAATAATCCATTCAATCCACTTGAACCCATTGCCTAAAAACAACCCGTAGTGATCGGCAGGGATGAAGTTGTTTGTTGGTTCTGAACTTCCAATATTCCAAACAACAACTGAGCTATCTTTCAAAAAGTCTTTAATATTCTTTATCACTGAATTAATAAAGTCATTATATGCTTCATAGGTTTTCCATTGTGAATATTCTCTCTGGTTTTCATAGGGTGGAGATGTTACGCAAACTCTTGCCTTCTCCCCATCCATCAACCTACTAATATCTCCCTCGTCGGTAGAATCACCGCAAATAAGCCGATGAGAATATTGAGGCTGATCCTCGATGTTAAATTCATGACCACAGTTGCATTTTATATTCATTATGTCACCCAATGCTTTCTCTTGCACTTGGGACAATAGACCCATCTGCCCAACTGAAACATATCGCCCCGCTGAATATCAGTCTCCCGCATCTCCGGTACGCTATCAAGTTCCTCATCTGTATGCTCTGGTTTATTAGCCTCGTCAAACAGCCCTTCAAGTGCCACCTCGTCAATCCCGGCAAACTGGAAGTCCTTCAAGTCTTCAAACTCGAAATCTATCTCCTCCATGAAATTGAACAGGCTTTCCTCTGTCATGCGTCCATACTGTGAGTTAATCGCCAGGAGCTTCTTCTTTGCGTCCTTCTCATTATCTGACTGGACATAGACAACCGGGAACCTACTCGGTAACTCCTCGCCGTCTGCCTCCATCTGTAGAAGAACATCCTTTCTTTGGTGTCCGTCCAGGATGTAGTTAACATCTTTATCACGCCATACGAAGAACGGGACAATAAAACCGTTCTCTCGTATCTGCTTCTTTAGCTTCTCGGCGTTCTCCTTGGATAGCGTCTTTAATTCACCCTGTAATTCAGTCAAGGCATTCAAGGGCAAACTGTCTTTTGTGTCACATTTAATTTGTATCATTTTGTATTTCCTTTCTCCCGAGTTGATGCGCTTTCTCAATGGTTTCATAATCCTTTACCCCTTTCTTAATAGCCGATGAATAAAAGGCTCCATAAATAGCATTAATACAGAGTATTTCGACCTCTTGGCATGGATACCCCTTCGTGAGTATTTCCAGGACTATATCCTTTGTCGCTGAATGGATTCTCTCTACAAATTTACATGCCTCTTCGTTCATTTGTTCGCCATCAAACAGATTCTTCATCTTGCACCCTCTCTTCTTCCAATCTTTTCTTCTCCAAGAATTCCCTTTCTGCATAACATGCAAGCTCCATCATACAAAGAGTCCGTACCGCCTGAACACAAACATATTCAATCTCTTGAGTAGGATACCCCTCGTTATAAGCCTCTTCGATTGTCTTCCTTATTGATTCACCGATCTTATCCTGGAATTCACAGCCCCGTTCTTTCAAGGCTTCACCATTATATAAGCTTTTCATTCTTCCTCCTCGTACTCATAGATATTTTTCTCGTTCTTCTTCCATATCAATTTATTGTCGCTGTTTGTGGTGATTATACCTTCCTTTTTTGCAATGTCGATAATCTCATCGAATACCTGCCCGCCTTCCGATAAGTAACCTCCTAAAAGTCCTTTCAAATAAAATTGATACATAATCGCTCCACATATCAAACATGTATCATTACTATCACCTGACTTACAATTGACACAATCACGCTGAATAATCAGTTTTCCACTATCGATAAATGGTTTATTGATTTTCCTTCTTACCATTTCATTAAATGATTCTTCCATAACTTCCTCCTAATTACCAATTTCCATGCTATAGCATCATTTACCTTCAATGTCCCTCCTCACTTTTTCCACTCATTCCATCTTTAAAGGCATTCAGAGCACAGATGAAGAATATGTCGTCTCTCTTGATATCCTTATCAACCAAACTCTGTGCAATCCTTATGAGGTTTACTATCAATGCATGTCCTTGAACCTGGGCAAAATACTCAGGCGTCCAGTGAGGTATTATTGCCACACTTCTCATATTAGCTCCTGCCAATATAAGGTATTTAACGGTTTCATATTGTCCAGCTATGCATGCAGAATGTAATGGAGTTACCTTACATTTCTTGGTTTCCTTGTTGATATTTATTCCCATTTCAAGCAACTTTTTCACACGTTTCAGATTGCCTTTTGCGCATGCTCTATGTAGTTCATTCTCATACATTCCGATTATCCTCCTTATGATATATATTCAATCCCTGACATAGGGATGAACATTGGACGATCTCTCTGTTTTCCTCCGTCACGTGCCTCATAGACTCCTTCCCCCAGGTATATCCATGCCATATCAGGAGCAATTTCGATCTCACATTTATCGGGATTTACAAATAACATAATATCACTTCTTAATTTTATAGTTATTCGTCCCTGATCCACCATCTTTTGAATGTAGTTAACTGGAACTTCATTCGATCCAATTTTCTTATATATATCTGTCAATTTTATCCGCCTTCCTCATCTTTCAAACTACAATTAATCATCGCCTTGTACCCCCGGTATGGCGTCGGGATCTCAAAAGGATCAA